AATTGATCGTTTAATGTTAACGGGTTATAAACGCTAAGATTAATGCTTCCGTCGCTAATAGAGGTTGAAAATGTTCCGTTAAAACGAACGAGATCGGTATAATTAAATGTATCTGTTGAAGCAACCCACAACGCTTTAGCTGCAGCTGCAACGGTTGTAGCATTACCATTTTCTACTACGGTTATAGAACAATCTCCTGCTGCCATTTTATGCTATTATCCCCGCAAGATGTAATGCTTGCGCAATTTGTTGCACTGTATATCCTCTAAAAGTAGAGTCAACATTTACTGCAGCTCCACCAGCATTTTCAACAAATGCTCCTTCGGCAACAGATGTGCTTGTTTTCCTGTCATCAACATTCTCTACCATTTCTTCTTCACCTTAGATTTAGTTTCTTCCTTTGGTTCTTCAACAACGAGATTAGGATTTTTCTTTATTAAATCTGCTAAGTGCTTTTTAGCATCAGAAACAATTAACTCATCTCTTACAGGATTACCAGATTTATAACTGCCTTCACTTAAGGATTTATAGTGTGCATAGAGTTTTTTATTACCTTCTTCTGACATTATGCCACCCCTGTAATTAAAGAAACATATTTAGGTTTAATAAGAATAGCTCTGCCATTAGTAGAAACTCTAATCTTTCTGCCAATTCCTTCTTCTGTGATTATCCATGTCTGTAAAGGTTTGAATTGTCTGTATACTGCTGCTTGCTTTAGGTCTGCAACCATAGCGAATGTAGCTGTTACATTTTCAGAAACAATAACTCTAAGTCCTGCAAGTCCTGCTAAAGTTCCACTTCCAACTTTATCACTTGCGAAGTTTGGAATACTTGAACCTTTAGTTGAAACTAACCACACTAACAAATCTTTTTCTCCTTGAGCATTTACAAGCAACACGCCATTTCTAATACTTCTTTTAGTTTGCTGTCTAATCTCCATCTTTGCTTCCATGATGTCCTCAAAAGGATCTTGTCCACTTGCAGCATTCCAAGCAGCATTAGCAGCTGTAGTGTTAATAAGAACAGGAACTTGGTTTTCACTTACAACATCCCAAATATCATTATCTTCATCATTTGCTATAGCTTCAACAACATCTTTAGTATTGTCTAAGAATACCTGAACCTCTGCATCACTTTCATCTTCCAGATTAATCATAGGAGAATCAAGCATATACTTGATAGAATATACTGTATCAGGTGTCCAGGAAGTTTCAGCGACGAAAGGTCTTGCACCAGGAGCAATATTGCTTAATTTAGCAGGAGCAGTTAAAGTCAAATATCCAGAAGTTTTTGACCAATACTTAATCTCTCTTGCTTTAGTTGGCTTGCTTGAAATTAATGGTTTGAATATTAAAGCTTCTTCTTCATAAGCCATTGCATGCTTAGTTAAATCAACTCCTCTAATCAGTGCTTGTCCAGATGTTTCTACCATTATTCTTCTTCCTCTTCAGGTTCTTCTTGTTTAGTTTCTTCTTCTGTCATTATGCTAACTGCATCGTCGTAGGACGAAGCTCCATTAATTTACTTTGACCCTCAGTTCCATCTTCCAACATTATACCGAGAATATTCTCATCATCTGCAGTTGCTTTGAGAACATAGTTTGCAGTTGCTCCAGTGGTTACAGGGTCTCCTGCAGAAACATTTCCTGAAACTGTTACTCTGAATATTCCACCTCTATAAACTGCAACTGAATCCTGAGTAGTCTCTGCTGCAAGTTTCTCAGATTGAACAATACCTGCTACAATTTGATTAGCAGTAGTAGAAAGAACAGCAGTCATAGGGTTTGTCATCTTTACAATAGCACCTTTTTCGATAGTTACTGTAGTAGAACAAGTAAAATTTATAGGAATATGTGTTTCAACTTTTAGCACAGCTTCATTTGTCATAAAGTTATTCTGTGAGCAGATTATTTAAACCTTTCTATTATAATCTCTCATGTGTCCAGCCTTTGTCATCAGCATAAATTCCAACAATTTCTCCATCTTCTCTTATTCCCAGGACAATAATGCTTACATTCATTTTACCCCACAAATAGATCTCTCCCTTTTCTTCATACTTTGGAATTTTTTTTAGCTTTAAAAGTTTTCTTAGGAAAGGATAAAGGAATTTTTTAAAATTAACTCCATACTCTCCGCTTTTAGCTGCGTTTAATGTTCTAAGAACCATGTTAAGAGACTCTTTACAGCAGACATATTCTTTAATCCCTAAAGGAAGTTCTCTAATTTGCCCTGGAATCCAGGCACCTTTGTTCTTCTTGCCTTTTGTCATAGGCATTAGATGTTTCTGTGCTTCCATATCTCTTAGCAGTCTTTCAACACAAGAACGCTCTCCATAAGGAATAAAACTAATGTGCATTTTTCTCTTGTTCTTTTTTAAGTTCTGCTTCTGCAACTCTCCTAACCTCTTTATTAGCTAAAACTCCAAACTCTGATTTCATCACAGCGTCATCTGCCAGTGCAAATTGCTCTCTCAAATATTTTTCTTTAACAGAGATTATCTCAAAGCTTTCATCTTTTTCTTCAGGTTTTTCAGTCATCGTGTTTTCCTTCCTGAATTTCTTTCTCAATTCTTTCTTTATATTCTTTAGGAGTTTCTTCTTTCTTTTCTACAGGTTGTCCAGCTTCACTTCCACCGCCTAAATACTTTCTTGCAACAAGTTCCTCTTCTCTTCCAAGAAGTTTTGCTCTTTCTTCGTTGGCTTTTTCCAGCCTTTCTGCTGCAGCGTTCGCATCGACAATAACTTTAGGTGTTGTGGGCTTATCCCCTTTATCTTCTGGCTCAGTTGCATCCTCTGATTCTTCGTTAGTTTCTTCTTCATCCATTTTATCCACCTCCTTTCATTTTTGATTCTAATAGAGCCTGGGCTTCTTCATATAACCCTTGCCTGATTAGATCATAGTATTCTGCTTTCCATGACATCTCTTCTAATTCCTCAGCGTCGGCAGCTTCTTTTCTTTTCCTGTTCTCTTCATTTATTTCAGAATAATATCTCTCATCTTCTGCTCTTTCATCTTCTCTTGCTTTAGCTAAGCTTTCCTGAACACCTGCCCAATATTCTTCATCAGCTTCTCTTTGTGCTTCTCTCCTTGCATCTTGCTCAGCATATACTCTTGCCCATTTGTCTTCTTCTGGCTCCTCTGTTTGTCTCTTTAGTAAAATACCTTTATCTATTTGTAGTTTTGCCCTCGCTGCTTTAAAATAATCTTTTAATTGATTAACAACATTTGCATAAGGAACTATGGAAATTATTTGCTCGAAAGTGTTTGGGTCTAAAATATCTTCTTGTTCTTTTATAGCCATTTCCATTCCCTCTAAATCATCAGCTTGTGAAGCTTGGAAAAAACCCATCCCTGTTGTTTGGATTGCTTCTTCTTTGATAAATCCAGCAAAAGGATAAGAGCCTATAGCACCTATAATTCCAGCAGGACTTTTAGCGAAATTTAATATTTTTGAAGTTAACCCTATAGATTTTGTATTTGTTGCATATCTTGCAGCTACAGGAGCAGATTTAGAACCTATTGAGAATAATTTTTGAACTCCAGAAGAAGCAGGTTTGCCTATGAAAGTTCTTGTTGCTGTTCTTGTTCCTAAACCGATTAACTTTTCAGCACCTTGTTATGTTTTTATTAATTTGTGAGCATACACAGAAGCTGTGATTGTTGCTGGACTTGGCTTTGCTGCTTTAGATGCTGCACCTAAAAGCCCACCTGCTCCAACTGCAGGTATTATTGGCGGTGGCATACCCATCCTAATATCTTCTTTCCCATGAGTTAAAGGGTCTCCGAATAATAGTTCTTTTATCTTAGATGGTTCCTTCTTCTTTGGCTCTAACTTTATAACAGGAGCAACTTTAGAAGGAACTGGTTTAGGTTCCTTTTTTACCCACCTCTTTTTATCAGTAGTCCATCTACCTTTCTTGTCTTTCTTGGCTCTCTTTCCACCAATCTTTACATTACTTATTCCTGCCATTTTATTCTATGAGTGGGTTTTTAATTGTCACACCGATTGCTAAAGCTATAATCCCTACTATTGTGGTTAATAAAACTCCATTAAATCCTTTTTGTAGGGCAAATAACTCCAACGCTGTTAAGCAGAGTATGCCTATGCATAATACTCTCCAGTCGGTTTTTGGTTGTTTAGTTGTCATTATGCTTTTACCTCACTTGGCTGTGCTGCTCCTGTGGTTTTGTCTTTAGCTTTGTCTGACAGCAAATCACTTTCAAGACTTGCAGGGAACTCCAGCTCTATTACTAAATTTAATTGAGATAATATTTGCTCTTCTATCTGCAGCTGATGTTCTTCTATGCTCTGCTGGAATGTCAGATAGCCTATCTTTACTGCTGCCTCTGTAAGTCCGCCCATTCCACCGACGATAAACTTAGGAACTCCTGCAGCCTGATAGAACTTCTCATCTAAACTTTCTATCCATGCAAGAGGATTTAAAGAAGCATTTGGAGCAACTCCAACCATTTCAGGAACAATAACATCTTTAGGAACATACATGTTATCTCCAGTTCCTCTTGCTGCATCTTGCTTTGC